GAGCGCGGGGATCTCGTCTGCACTCACGTCCATAGGATCAGCCACGCAGTTCCCCTCGTTTCCATGCGTCCCACCAAACCGGCTTGGTGCTGCCGGTCCAGTCGTCGCCACACTGTTTGATGCCGTCGCGCTGCTCGTGCTCGCGAAGCTGGCTGCGGCTGGTCAGTTGTTTGCCGCCCGGCAAATCGATCGGCGCCATGTCAGGCATGAAGCGATGATCGCGCCGGCCTTCCAATGGTGCAGCCAAGTGCTTCGGCACCAGCTTGCCGTCACGGATAACGTAGGTTTCTCGTGCCATCAGATGGCCCCCCAATAGTCCCGCAATTTTCCTCGCTGCGTTGAATCGAGCAGGCGGTTGATGATCAACAACTCCCGCATTTTGGCGCCGCAGAACAACCCGGACGGACGGCCCTTGCCGAAAAACAGAGTGCCAGCGCCGTGGGTATTGGAATGGGCAATGGTGCCCGTGTCACCTTCGGTGAAGAAAAACGTCGCGCTGCCGGACTCGAAAAGCGCCCATGCAGACCGTCGCGTGCCTGTCGTCGGAACCACCTTGCCGGGGCTGCTGATTGCGTTGGTTGCGCTGCGGTCAATGGCTACGCCGCCAGTCGCCGGTTGCAAGCAAAGCCCGCGATAGTCGCTATCGTTGGCCGACATGCTCATAATCTGCCCAAGGCCGCTGCCTGATGTCGTCGTTGTCGCGTCGAACACGACTGCAATCGTCATCGGGTACGTCGTAATCGACAGCGCCACGCTCATGAAGTCGTCTGTGCCGTCTGTCTGAACATGACCGCCGGTTTTGTAGAGCGGCTTGAGCGTGGCACTCGATTGCGTGAGCGCCGTGCTGTTGACGTTGCCCAGCCACCGCCCCACCGGGTCGTTGTTGGCCGTGACCGGCGTTGCCCCGCCTGTGTCCTGGGACAGCTTGGACAGGTCGTCAGCGTTCCACCAATCGCCCGAAAAACCAGCGAACAGATCGCCCGGCGCGAACAGCTCGAACGTGTTCATGGCCGACCAAGACGAGAACCCCTGATCAACGGCAAAGGCATTCATCGCCCCGGGAAGCCCCGAATAGCTTGTGCCAAGCGTCTGGTTGATCCACGCGAGCATCCGACCGTTCCAATCGCTTGCCGCGATGCCGTCAGCATCAAACAGTGCGGACCAGTCGCCGTTGTAGTCGAGCGTGGTGCCGGTGATGGCGCGGACTGCGGCTTGTACGCCGCTCTGGTTGCTCATTCGTCGTCGGGCTTAATGATCTGACCATGCAGCACCTCGTGCTGCTCCCACGCGCTGCAAACAGCAAGATCGAGCGTCACGACCTTGTGCCGCTCGCACGTCGCCGCGCTTTTGCCTGTGTCGCGGCCGTCCCATTCACGGCATGTCGCGCACTTTGGGGCGCTGTTCTCGCGGCGAATCTCAAGATGCGGGTTCACTGCAGCATTCTCCCATCAGGGCCGACGCTGGCCACCTTGGCGTCTGCCATCGCCTGCGCCTTCTGCACGTCGATGACCGCGCTTTGCTGCCTGAACTGCATATCGGCCTGCTTCATCTGCAGGTCCATTTGCTTGCCGGCCATGTCCATCTCGTGGGACTGCTGATCGCGCTGCATCTCAGCCTCAGCTTTGACCACGGCCGGATCAGGCGGCGGCGGCTGAGGTGGCGCGGACAAGCGCTGCTGCATAGCCTGCATCGTCTGATCGATGGCGTCCTCGAGTTGGCGCCCGGCCTTGAAGCCGCGCACGCCAAACGCCAGCATCTCACCCACCAGCGGCATCATTTCCGGCGCAACCTGCACCAGCGGCATCCACTGTTGAGCAAAGCCACCGATCGCCGTCAGAAGCTCGACGCGACTCTGTTTCTCGGCCTCGGCATCCTCAAACACGGTGCTGTCGGTTTCGATGTCGATCGAGTAGCCGCGCGCTCGGTCAGATTTGATCATTTCGACGGCCGCAGCGAACGTCTCGTCGGGCTGAAGGCCGGTCATCTCGGCCAGCTTTCGCGGCTCGAAATGCTCGCAGATCAGCTCGGCCTTGATCCGGTATGCGTCGCGGACCCACCGCTGCACCTCGCGCTGCCGATCTTTGAGGCGCATGCTCCCGAATTGGGCTTTGATGTTCTGCGCCGTCGCGGTCTCGCTGGCATTGGTGGCACCGCGCATGATGTCGCTGATGCCGGTCACCTCGTAGATCGATTGAACGCGCTGCTCTTTCTGCTTGTACAGCTCAGAAAGGATGCCTGCCGTCGCGGACACGTCTTCCACCTGGAACACCGCAGGAAGCCCGCCCTTGCTGGCCAGCATCTGCATGTCTTTGGTCGGAATGAACTCGTTGTCGCCAGCCCGCGCAAGCCGCTTCAGGGCTTCGATCGAGGCATCATAGACGCCGCGCCGCTTGAGCTGTTTGGTGAGGTGCGAGATGCGCGCCTCAAGTTCGTCGAGGTCGTCGGCCTGGTCCTCATACTGCAGGTAGTCAGGGGTGGGCATGCAGTTGTCGTTGCCCGTGGTCGCAAACAGCGGGCAGGGAATCGGCCAGAACCCCTCCAGACCATAGGGGTCATCGTCCATGCGCAGCACTCTGGAATGGCCCTTGACCACCCACACGCGCGAGCGGTCCCGCTTGTCCCAGATCTCCCAAACCTCCGCGCGCTTCATGTTGTCGGGGATGTCCCTGTCTGACGTGCGCGCGTCGTCCATCTCCGGCGACCAGTTCAGCGGAATTGTTTCAGGGTCTGCGAACCTGTTTTCGCGCAGATCTTCCCGCGTCATGCGATGGCGGAACGCGATCCACCACCAGTCTTCCCACGTGCGGCCGGCGCTGTGCCGGAAATCGTTCCAGTAGATATACTTCTCGACGACCTTCTGATCGACGACGGCTTCCTCGGTGACGGGCTGGCCGGTCTCGTCAACGGCGGGCGCTGCCGTCATTGGATCAATGACCGGCACTTGGCCCATCTTGGGCTCATAGTCGAGCCGCACTACGCCACGACCGGGCAACACCAGATCCTTGACACCGCGCTTGTAGACCCGATCATGCTCAGAGGTGTCGGAGCAGTAGACCAGCGAGCGCTCGATGATGTCGGCGCCCATGCGGGCCACGGGGTCGCGGTCCGCGAAGCGCCTGCGAACGTCAGGCTTGGGCGTGCGAGCGTACAGCGCGGCGGTCAGTGTCTCGGTGTTGGAGTACAAGATGTTGAGGCGCTTCGACGACTTGGAAACCTTGGCCGCAGCGGTCTTCTCGGCCTTGTAGCGCTTCTCAATCCGCTCGCCTTCCTTGACCCAATCGCGATGCTCGCGATCGGAGATGGACAGCTGCATGACCCAAAAGCGCGCGGATGCTTCCGGCGACACGCGGCGCTGCTCATTGGCTTTGTCGAGATCACCGGAGCCGACGTCACTCGGCATCGGCTTCTTCCATGATGTCGTTCAAGGTGATGGGCTTCAAGAGTGCGCTGATCGGGTTGGGCTTGGGTTCAGCGGGTGCTTCGACACGCCAAGCCATCGCGAGGTAGCGGAAGGCGTCAGCGGTGTGGCTGGTCCAGTCGTGCTTAGGCTTGTCGTCGAACACGAGGTCTTTTTCATCGTATTCGCTGCGGTACTGGCGAAGCGCGTCGATCCCGGCTTCGCACCGCGTCTCATCGAACCAACAGCGCGGCAGCGTCTCGCGCACGGCGTTGATGCCATCCATCAGCTTGTGATCCGGCACCACGCGCGGCTTGCGGCCCAAAGCGATCAAGGTTTCGACGCGGGTGCGCCCCGTGCCAAGCTCGCGCACCTTCGCGTCATGGGGCACGACGTCTTCGCCGTAGCGGTAGCCCTTGGCCTTCAACATGCCCACGTAGTGCTCAAGCCCTTCGTTGTTGTTCTCGTAGTGGTCGATCACGCGGATCTCACGGCCGGCCATCTGAAAAAACCAAATTGCGGTGCTGTCACCGATGCCGAGATCCCATGCCGTGTGCACGGGAAGCTCGTGCTCGTAGTCCACTTTGCCGATGCGGCCTTCCGCCTTGGCGTCCACCATCTGCGCCACGTAGTAGGCGCCAGAGAACACCTGCCGGAATTCGCCTTCCCAGATGTGCCCGTACTGGTCAGGGCGTTGCATCTTGTCCCTGATGCGAGTGCGTTCCAGCACCTGCGGGAACCACGGGTTGTCGCGCCAGTTCAGTTCCACGATCCGCATGCGCTCATCGCGCGGACCTTTACGGAACCTCTGATGCGTCGCGCTACGCTTGCTCTCCGGGTTCCACGTGACCCACAACTCGCTATCCTCTTCGCGCAGCGTTGGGATCAACTTGATCCACGCTTCCTCGGTGACAGGCTCGGCTTCATCCACCCAGCACAGCTTGATGCGGGACTTCGACTTGATGCTGTCAAGCGAGCGATCGAGCCCGGCAAACTTGTACTGAATGCGCCCCGACTTCGTGCGGATGTACTTTTCGCCTATGTCGAAGTGCTGCAGCAGCCACGGTTCCGACCGGATGGCTGCTTTGATCTCCTCCATGCTCGAATCGTCGAGCGAGTTCATGAACTGCCGGCCGGACAGAATGATCCCTTCAGCGCCGGCCTTGTCCCACATGTACGCGCGAACCGCCGTCATCTTGGCGAACGACCGCGTCTTTGCTGACCCTCGGCCGCCGTAGGCCCCTCTGACGTCAGCTTGGCCGGAAAAGACCCACAGCAGCTTGGGCGGCAGCTGGATGCGCACCGTTGTGGATCTCTGGTGCAACGAGCTCAATGCGCGATACCGTTTCGATCGGGTGAGCAGGGTCGCCCTTTAATTCAGTGCTGGCGAGCCTTGGATGCATGTAAGGGGCTGCGTTGATCGCGGCCTTGAACCTCTCGTCGTGCGGCTGGCTTTCGTCTCGAAGCACGGCAAGCATGTACTCGAGCGGCATGAGCCCTTGGCTTGCCGCCTTGGCGACGATCTCCTGTGTGCGGGCCGTCAAAGATCCCCTCTTCCTGCCCGCACCTTGACGCTTTCCACCGTGCATGTTGATTGTCTTGATTACTCTTGATTCTTTTCAATCACGCAGCCCGCGCCGGGATGATAGCCTTCCCCACTGTGAGCACAGACGGCAGCGGCTCAAGCTTTGTTTCACGCGCAACGCTGTCGTTTGCCGGACGAAGCGGAACCACCTCGGCAGTGTGCTGCGGGGCGGTGTCGTGCTCCATGCCGTAGACCAACAGGCCGAAATGCACCCCGAACATGCCGAGCAGCATCATGGTGACGGCAGAGAACACGGCAATCATGAGCTGAGCTTCGGCTTCTGTGCTCCCGAGCTTGCCAGCGATCAGCGTAGCCATGGGATCAGCGGCAGCGATGGCAGCACCCTTAGTCCGCTCGTTGGCGTTCTGTGCGGCAGCGATGCGGGCCTCAAGGCGTTCCTTTGCCTGAGCCCGACCGATCGCGGCGTTGGCGTCGGCCACCTGGCGGCAAAGAACGCGGTAGCTGCCAGGTGTGGCGCAGCCGTTGGTCTCGGCCCATCCCTTGCGCGTCTTCAGCTTGTCGAGTGCGCTGGTGGCTGTCGCAACGGACGGAACACCGGCCATCGTCGCCAGCTCGGCACGGTCGCGAGCGAGATCCGTGGAGCGGCCAGCAAGGTTTGTCTGGTTAATGTTCGTGTCTGCCGACTTGACGGCTCGGCCAACGTTGATCTGCTGCGAGGCGGCGAAGATGCCGAACACCACGCACAGCGCCATCAGGCCGGCGAGAGCGCGGCGAGACTGCACCTTGCCCCTATGGCTCAGCGAGATGATGCCGATAGCAGCGGCAGCGACAAACAACTCGACGGCAGCGCCCCCGGCGGCGTCAACGTAGGCCATCCAACCTTCGGAATAGCGAGAGGCAACTACGGCGTTCTTCGTAGCCTGATACACAAACGCCAGCACGCCAGCGACGACCATGGCGATGCCGGCGAGCTGGGCGAGCGATCGGGTGCGTAGGAACTGCCACATGCTTGATTGCTCCGGCTGAACGCAGAGCACTAATTCGGTCGCAGGTCGCGCGGGCGATGTGGCGAGGTGTCGATACCTCGCAGCGCGGCGTGCAGCGCATCGGTGACGGCATCTCGTGACCCGAACGCGCGAACGATAACGTTGTCCTCCGAAGCAGTAATGACGATCACGGCTTCGGTGTCGTCGCCGGTCATGGCGTCGAGCGCATCGGCAACCTCAGAAAACTCAAGCATCAGAAGCGCCACCGGATGCCGGCGCGCGTAGTCACGTCGTCAACGGTCGCGTCACCCACTTTCGCGGCGGCCGTAGTGGCCTCAGCAAACATGGATAGGCCCCGAACTGCACCCACGGCAGTCTCAGCACCCGCGCCGACGACGAATTGCCCCGCGCGGCGGTCAAATTTGAACTCCGGCGTTGCCCATCCAGCCAGGCCATAGACGGCCAAGTGGGGGTTGAGATTGTAGCCGATGCGCCCGCTGATGACGGCAGCGCTGGAGTCTCCGAGGTCGGCCCGAATGGCGGCACCGACAAATACGTGGGCGTTAAGCGTGAGGTCACAGCCGCCGCCGACAGATCCATGTGCGTGGCGATCCCCAGCCGCCAGAAACGTGCCGGCGAGCCCGGCCTCCACATAACAGCGGGACAGCGTGTCCGCAGTTGCCGGTGTGGCAACGATTGCCACGGCAGCGGCAAACATCGGCAAATATCGCATGATGCTCTCCGCTGGGTGGTGTGCGAACGCGGCCCGTGGCATTGATTGCCCGTGCCGCGTATCTCGTGAGTGTGTGGCGTAGCGCTCAAGGCGCATTTCTGGATTGGTGGCTCAACGGTTTTACCCGGAGCCTGGGGCGCCTACGCATTCCCGAAGGGACAAAACGGCGCTCGTCCTGAGTTGCCCAATGCCGCGATTTGGTCGAAATGTCAAGACGTAGGCCAATCGTCGGGGCGATAGCCGTCCAGATACGCTTTGACAAGCCGCCGCTGAGGTTCGCGCACGCGGCGCCGGCCGGTCTCTAGGTCGTGCTGCATCTGCCGGCGCTGCGCGCCCTCATAGCCCAGCAGCATGGCCATCTGGTCGAGGGTAAGGCCCAGCTTGTGCCGGGCCTGTTTGATGTCGGAATCGTTCACCAGAACCCCCGTCGCAGCGGCCCTCCGGTTCTGATGGAGCGGGCTACGTCAAACCGATTGTAGTCGCTGGCGCCATCGACCTCGACCGCCGCATAAATCTGAGTTGCGTTGCTGCCCCGGTCGCTCAACTCCCGAAGCGCTCGATCGCGCGTGATGCGCTCCCAGCCTTCAACTTCATACTGTTCGCTGTGAGCCGGGGTCGTCGCGATGCCGACGCTGTACTCGTTCGCAAATCCGCGTGGGCTAGAATACCAGTAGGTTCGGGTTGAGTTGGCCATGATCATCGTCCTTTCGGGTGGGCGCGGTGCCCGTTGCTGATGATTGGAAGATAGCGCATCACGTCGCGTATGTCAAGCGCCATATCGCCATGACATGAAAAAAGCGCCCGATTACGCAGGGCGCTCGCTGCTGTCGGGTACGGGTCGAGGCTGCTGGGTCAGCCAGGGTCGATGCGGATCATATCGGACGGGAGCACGACCACCCGCGCTGGCATCCCGATATCGACCCACCATCCCCGCCCGCCCTTACGGCGCTCTAGCGTGCCGGTCACATCGTCACCGGATGGCAGGGACAGCGCCCCCGGCTTGATGCGCACTCGATCGCCCGGCTGGAACTCGATCGGCGCAACATCCGCGACTTTGGGCCGGCGCCCGTACAACCTTGCTAACTGATCGGTTGGCACTGGCCCGACAGGGCTTCGCACGTGCCGCGCAAAGGCATGCTTGCCGCCGGAGAACACGTAGCCCCTGGCGATCGGTGGCCGGCGCTTGTCGGCCAGGTCACGGGGCACATAGGCCCGATGGCCGTGCTCTCTCAGCTCGCGGGCGGCTCGAAACTCCTGCTGCGGCGGGACGCGGTAGGCGGTCAGTCTGCTCATGATGGTCTCCCCTTCGGGGACGCGCACACTCAGGCTCACTTGGCTGGACGCACTCCTGTGACCTTGCCCTTGTTCCGCTGGCGGCGGGCCTTCACCACGGGGTGACGGGCGCCAGTGTCGGCTTTGATAAACTTTCCATCCTTGACGGTGCCGTTCACCTTCGTGCCCTTGAGCTTCATGCTGCGGCCTCCAGATCGCGGCCCTCGAGTTCGGCCAAGTAGATGAGCAGGTCTGACTGAGCGCTGTCGTGCTTCGCGCGCTTAGTAACGTCGAGGCGGGCGATCTTGATGGCGGCCTTGAGCGCGGCGGCGTTGAAGCCGACGCTTTTCGCAGCCTCGAATGCGCCTTTGATGTCCTCGGTGATGTCGTCGCGCTGGTCCATGAGACGGCCGATGTGCTCGGCACGTTGGCGCAGGTCGGAATTGGTCATGCTGCCTCCACGGCCCGCTTGGGCTCATTGATGATGCTCTGGCGGCCTTCAGCGCGGGCCTCATAGAGCAAACTGCTGACAGCAGGCCGGTCAGCGCACACGTCCCAGAATGCGCTGTCCTCCCAGAGCAGCCGGTTGTTGGGGTAGGCCCCGATCGACCCATCTGCGCGCCACACAATGTGCAGCGTCTTGTGCTGGGCGGTGTCGTCGGCCAAATCCTCGCCGCCGAAGTCGATGCTAAAGCGATACTGGCCGGCGCTGCGGTCGGGGAGCACCTGCACACCTCCGCGAGCAAGGAAACGCATCTCGCAAACGGCGAAGTGGTCGCCCATGCAGTCCCAGGGCTGGATGACTTCGGTAGCCTTGGCCGGCACGTCGGGGCGCCACGTGATCGCCTCGATCGGGAGCAGGTAGCTCATGCCGCCCAAAGGCTCCTTGAAGTTGCACTGAAACCAGAGGCTCGAGCCCCGCCGGCATCGCACAGCATGAGCGATGGCCTCGAGGTACGTGCCGTGCCCGGCAGCGAGATCTTGAAGATACTCGCCCCGAACGTAAGCTCTCATGATAGGGATGTTGTCGAACAGATACGCCATCACGCTGCCCTCTTAAGCTGTCTGACGATCGTCCTGCGCTGCGTTCTGAACCGCCGGCGAGCCTTGTGCTTCTTGGGCTTGTACGCTTTGAGCAGCACGAGCTGTCGGCATAGGTCCAACCGATCGGTGATGGTCATGGCGCCCCCCGTCTGATGCGCAGTGCAGTCTGTGCAAATGCGAGCCGTTCAGCCGTGGCCCGGTCGAGCCCTTCGCAGTATTCGAGGATGGCCGCCCGCTCTTCGTAGTAGTCGCGGGCATCGGAGGCGAATGTGGAGGGGTTCATGCCGCCCCCATCAGATCGAACAGGGAGCCTCCGGCAACGCTATCCTCGGCCGCCCCGATGAACTTGCATGCCTGACGCCAGTAGCTCTCCTTGAGCTCGAACCCGATAAACTTGCGGCGGGCCTTGAGCGCGCTCACACCCTCGCTGCCAATCCCCATGAACGGCGACAGCACCACGTCTCCGGGGTTTGACCATAGCCGGATGGCACGCTCACTCAGGTCGAGCGGCATTGGGCAAAGGTGGCGCTCGGCTTCGGCATCACGCGCAACTTTCGCGTTGAGCACGTCAGTCTCGCGCGTGTCCATCCACACCGGATCGGCCCATGCCTGCCAGATGTCGAGCGGGAATTCGCGCGGGTCGTGAACTATCGGCGGCGTCTCGTCCATGCCGTCGGCCCACTTCCGGAACGTCACGAGGTACTCGGGATTGCCCGACCGAACGCGAGCTGCGTCGGTGCGAAAATTCTTATACAGCAACCCGTCCGGCTTGGTCTTTTGCATCTCCTTCACGGGACAACGCCAGATCGTATGCCGAGAGTGGAACGTCCAACCCGCATCGACGTGCGTGCGGATGCACTCGCCCGTGAAATCGCGCATACCCCTGTCGCCCTTGTCGCTGGCGTTGGAGTAATATACCAGATCCTTGATGTGGATAGACGACAGCCGGCCAGGCTTGGTCACGCGCAGCTTCTCGCGCACGAGGTGCGAGTACGTCGCCTGAAATTCCTCGTCCCCATCGACGTTGCCCATGTCTCGCACGCTCTCGCTGTAGATGTAGAGCGACGAAAACGGCGGCGAGTACACCGAGTAGTCGATCGAGTTGTCCGGCAGATCCTTGATTGCCTCGACGCAATCTGCATGCGCGGCGGTCCAATGCTCGCCCTGCGCCTGATTAAGGATGGTTTTATTGTTCATGCTGATCGGCTCCACGTGTTGACCCATGCAGGAATAGTGAGGTTCATTGTAGGCTTGTAGTCGTCGTATACTTTTGACTTGGACATCGCCCGCTTCATGGCGGCGCGCATGGCGTTCTTCATGGTTTCGTGGTCGCCGCTCTTGCGGTTCACAACATCCCATATCGCTTTTTCGGTGTCTGCCATCGCGACATGGATATGCACGGGCCGTTGCTGGCCAAATCGATATGATCGACGGATCGCTTGATAAAAACTCTCGTAGCTGAACGACAGCCCGACAAACGCCTGCCTCGCGCAATGCTGCCAGTTGAGCCCGAACCCTGCGATGCTGGGCTTGGTGACGATGACGCGGGCCTGCCCGGTCGAAAACGCAACGAGGCGTTCTTCCTTGACCTCGGAACGCATCGAGCCGCGCACCTCCATGGCGTCGGGTATGCGGTTGGTAAGTTCGTCGGCCTCGTAGTCGGTGTCGCACCAGATAATCCACGGCTCGTCTGGTTCGGCAGCGACGACGGCTGCAATCTCGTCGGCCCTAGCCGAAATCGTCAGCCGCTTTTCACGATGGATCGAGGTTGCCGACGTTTCCGGCATGCGCAGCAACCTCGCCTGCCCGTCGCGTTCCTCGCCGGCATCGGCCGAACGATCGGCCTCAACAATGTGCTTGTGCATGACCATCTCGGGCAGATCGAAGCCGTCGTCGGCGTAACCGACGTCACTCGGCTTGGCGATGCAGCGTGCCCAGCTTGCGACCCAATCCCAAAACGGGCCAACTGCAGCTCGCTTCAACCGATACTTGCCCATGTTGGTTTGGTCCGCAATGAACCACCGCGCCAGCATTTCGTTGCTGTCCATCACGCCCAGGAATTGCGAGTGCTGGCCAAGCTCCATGTGGTCGTTCGGTGCCGGCGTCGCCGTGCACGCCATGCGGTATGGCGTCCGCGCGAACAGCGATATCAGCGCCCGCGTCGTCGATCCCGTGAAGCTCTTGAGTATCGAGCTCTCATCGAGGATCACGCCCGCGAACTGACCCGCATCGAACTTGTCCAGGCGCTCGTAGTTCGTGATCCAGATGCCGGCGCCCGTGATCTCGTGAGGCTCCCGGACATAGCGGGCGTCGATGCCGAATTTGTCGGCCTCGCGTTGGTGCTGCGGGCCGACTGCCAGCGGCGCCAGCATCAGCACGGGCTTGTTCGTGTGCTCGACGATCACGCGGCCCCATTCGAGCGCACAAAACGACTTGCCAAGGCCGGTATCAAGAAACAGCGCCGCGCACCCTGCGCGCAACGCAAACTCCGTCGAATGCCGCTGGTGCTGAAACATCGCGGAGTTGAGGTCTGGGATTTTAGTGAGGCCGCGCGCCGTGAATGTGACGGCCTTGCGTGAGATCAAGTCGTGATAATCAATCAAGCTCATGACGGCTCGCCCTCCCCTTTATATTCCATCAGCACGCTGTAACTTCCATGATGACCATGGAGACCGGAGACGACGATCCATCCGCGCTTTTCGTAGTCGGGCACTTCGTCGAAAGTGACGTAGCAGAGATAGCTGATCATTCGGTGGCCCTCCCAAGCACGCGATCGGCAATGACGTGCCGGCGATCGATCATTTTTCCGGCAAGCCCGAGTAGCGCCGTGTGCATGATCCCCATGTCGATCGAGCCGGTGGAACATCGGTCGATAAATTCTGCATTTTCGCGCAGCACGTGCACTTCATGGCTCTGCGGAAACCGCCGCTTGACCACCAGGAACTCGCGCAGGCCGTTGGCCCAACCTTCGTGACAGGCGGCAATGCCCATCGGGCTAGTGGACATCGCTTTCTCGGCAGCTTCTGCCCTCTGATTCCAGTCGCCGGCATCAGCCTCCTGGTGGGCCATGCGCTCGGGATAGACGATCTCGGCAGCCTGAATGGCGTAGCGGCGGATCGTGGCCGGCAGCGGAAAGGCGCGTTCCTCGTGATTGTCGCGGATCAGCTCGTACGCTTTAGCGAGAACCCGGTGGTCGATGCCTTTTACGATGCCGATCATTTCTTTGAGCCACAGCCCTTGCTCGTCGGGCGTGTTGTGGCGCTTGCCGTAGTGGCGGGACAGGGCGTCGATAAACTCAGCCGGCTGCATGGGCCGCCTCCTCCGCTACGATCTTCGCCAGCGCTTCGGAGAGCGTCGGCATCGTGCGACCCGATGGCTCCGCTGCCGACCGCGAGCCCTGCAAACTCGGCTTGTTGGCAGCAACAGCGGCCTGATAGCGTTCGTCCCGATCGAGCTTGTCGCCAGCGATGCGAGCGAGCTGGCGATCCACCTGAGACCGGATCGGTATCCGGCTCTGCGGCTGGATCGAGACTTGCCGCAGCGCGAGGTCAAGCCGTTGCTCGTTGCCCCCGAACTGATTGAGCCAGAACGTTCGGGTTCCATTGACGAGGCGGACGGTGCCGGCCTCGGTGTAAATCACGCCCTCGTTCTCGTCGGCTGGGAGGAAAGCTGTTCGCAGATCGATGGGCTGAGCGACAGCGTTACCGTCGTCGTCCCCTTGGGGGACTTTAGGGGGTTCTTTCTCTGTATCTGTATCTGTATCTGTATCTGGGGCGTTAGCCTGCGTTACAGGTGCGTTACACTGCGTTACAGGATCAACAGTTTCGTTACTTTCCAGCCTCTTGCGTTCCCGAAACCGTTTCACGCGTTCCGCCGAGTTGTCCTCCCGTTTCGGCTGGCGCTTCTCCCAGCCCGTCAACTGGAGGCCGTCGAGCGTCTTGCCCTGCATGGCTTGGCGGATCGCCGCGACGTGCTCGGCATCGCTGTCGAGCGCGGCCGCGACCACCTCATCGTCCCAGCCGTCCAGGGAGCCCGTCTGGCTTGCCGAGGTCAGCATCACCGTGAAGACGGCAAGCACCTCGCTAAGTGGCCGGCCTGATCGCTTGGCGACAACGCGCCACTTCGGATCGGTCGGCATATCTGACCACAAGCGGACCCAGCTCATTGTGCGCTCTCCCGCTTGCAAGTCATGGCAAATCGCGGCATAAGTTCTTCGCCTTCTGCTAATGACGCCCTCTGAGCGGCCCGCCTTTGCCCGGCGGGCCGTTTGCTGTTCAGGCCGGCTCGAGAAATTCGGCGGCGTTGAAGTGGGCGTGCAGCTCGCGCTCGATCGTTTTGCCGAGCGGGCCCCGAGCCATGAATGGCCTCTGATCTGGTCGGGCCGACGTGAACACACGTCTCAGGTGATGCTCGCACCACTGTTGGCCGGGAACGGCATCGCAGCCGCAGAACACCGGATCATTCCAGTGGACACCGACCTGAAACCGGCAGTCGTGCGGGCGGCCGGGGCGAAGATCCAGCATCAGGACGCCGGTCACCGTGTCGCCGGACGCCAGCCGCTCGTCATCAAATGCAGTCGGAGACGGCATCTCCGCAGGCTCCCAGGGGATACCGGACGGCATACCCGTGATGGCCGATCGGATGCGTTTCACGGGTTTCGGCTGTGCGGGGCGCGGCATCAACGCTTGCTTGCGCGGGCGGGCTCTCCTGCGGCTCAGATTGCCCGCGTCCTTGCGGTCAGCGCGGCCGGAAAGCCCTAGGCGGTGCGCCTTCCCGATCACTGCGTTGCGAGTGACATTCCCGAGGATGTCGGCAATCTGGCTGGCCGAGAGACCTTTTTGCCAGAGTGCCCGGCACTGCTCTGTCCGTTCTTGCGTCCATGTCATAGTTCTGCCCCCTCAAAAGGTCATGAATGCTCGATGTTTGACGTGGACTTCATGGCCCTCGCGCCACATCACCCACTCCCCCGAGTTGATGAGGGCATCGACGACAAACGCCATGTCCTGACCCCACGACCGGCGCTGGCGCTCAATCGGCGGAGGCCTGTGGAGGATCAGCCATTTCGGCGCTTCGGTGTTGCGCGTGGGTGCCTCGTCAAGTAGATTCTGCATATCGGGCGCCCCTCCTTCGGGCGGTCGTAGACGGTGGAGCATGCCTCTATCGAGACACCCACCAGAGCGCCTCGCTGTTCGCGCAGCGGGGCGCTCGT